TTCTTCTTCTGCTAATTTGCTTAATAGGTCTGCTTGTGCTTTTGATTTTGCGCCACTCACACGGAAAGACTCAACCGCAACCGTTCGTAAATCTTCTGGCCCTAATGATTTTGCAAGCGTATATAAATCGCTTTCTGGATCCATGTCTTTTAATAATTCATCGTACCTTTTCTTTTGCGCTTCTCTTCTTTCTTTTTCTGTTTGCGCATCTTTAATGGCCATCGTGTTTTGTATAAAGTTTTTATCGCCTCGTAATGCACCACCCAATGCAATCAGCATATATGCAAGTCCAGACCTATCTTTAGCTTCTGGTGTCGTTGTTGGGACTGGCGGTCCCATTTGTGGTCTTGGCGGTCCCATTTGTGGTCTTGGTGTTGCTGTACCCAAAAATTGATTTACAATCGGTGAATCTTGAAATCCCGGTGCAACTTGCTTATAAACGTCTGCCTGTTGTGTTGCTGGATCAGGAAACATTCCAAACGGAAATATTTGGCTTTTTGATGTAAATGCCATTATCTAATGCCCCCGTAATTAACCATCAAATATCCATCAGAGCCAACATGGACTAATTCTGGATTGGTTTTAAGGATTTCATCTGCAATGACACCAAACTCAGGGGTGTTTACTCCGACCGCTTTTGCAATCTTGCTCCAGGTCCATGTGTATAGATTGTGTCCATCTTTGCTCTTGCCAACGTATTCCACATTGTCTTTTAATCTTATGTCAGACTTGCCTAACAGGTGCATACCAAAAAGTTGTGTGCCAGCACCAAGTATGTCTCCAAGACCTGTTTTTTGTTGGCCAGTCTGTGTCGTGGTTGTAAGAGGCGTACCCATGCCCGCTTGCAAGATTCCGATTCTTTGCGGTCCGTAGCCAAGCGCTCTGTCAAACTCGCCTCTGGCAGCTTGCAACGCTTGTTGTTGCAGCATTTGTTGTTGTGTGCCGATGCCACCGAGCAATCCAAGTCTTTGCATTTGCTCGCCACCGAGTCCGCCGAGTAATCCGGCTGGTTGTTGTCTGGCTCTTAATTCCAGTTCTGGTGCAAACATCGCCATTCTTTGTTGTCTTTCGATGTCTGCTTGTGCGGCTCTTTGTGCTTGCTCGAATCCGGCTTGTCTCAATCCAGCAGATGTTCTTGCCATTTGTTCAACGAATGGTCTTTGTGACTCGGCTTCCAGTAGAGCTGAACGGGATCCGCCAAACGCACCCGCACGAATTGCGCGTTCTTGTGCGCCCGTTCTTGCGATGTCCGCCTGTCTTTGTATATCAGCCATTGACTGTTCAATGACTTGTTGTTGAAAAGGTGATTGATAAGCGCCAATGTCCACATCGAGTAAAGATTGCACTGGTCCGACTGTTGGTGCTTGTGCTTGTGCTAATTCTTGCAATCCAGTGATCGGATCGTATTGCATGCCGGTTTCAAATAAACCTCTGGTTGCTTGCATTTGACGCAGTTGATCTGGATTGAATCCAGCAAGCATCGGCCCGGTGTAAGGTACGAATGGCTGTTGTGCAACACCTGAGGCTGCTGCCTAGATGTCTTGCATTTGTTGTTGTTGCCAAGCGGGTAATTGCACTTGCGTTGTTTGTGTTGACTTTCCTTTACTCATAGCTCTTTTCTTATCATGTGTTCTTGTTCAAAGCCAAGATGTTTCAATTTCCTTAACCATCCGGGACGACCTCCGCCATATAAGCGTTTGCATCCGGCTCTTTTCGCAAAAGCCTCTATGGATGGCAACATTTCTTCTAATTCCTCGTAATCTCCTCCACAAAATATCAGATTTAACACTCTTTTTTGTGGAAATATTACAAATTCTGTTATGAACGCCGATCTTTTACCGGGCCATAAATGAAACATTCCATGTTTTATTTTATCTGTTATGTCCTCTATTGTATAGAAGTCTTGATATTTCAAGGCTGGCTCTATCCAATGTCTGCAACGATCCCACTGTATTTCCCATTCGTCTTTTTCCTCTTCGGGATGTAATTCAACAATGTTATCAGTCGCCTTTTGCATACTCTATAATGCTAAAAAATATATCTATATTGGCATGGTTTACTTGTGCCTTTAATACTTCGCCATCTTGTAAGATTAAACCAGAGTTTGCAACCAATTCTTCTGTGCCATATGCTGATATATTGTGTTGCTTATAAAGAAAAAACTCATTTGCACTTGTGTCTACAATAGATATATCTAAATTGGTTTGCTGGTTGCCATGATCGCAAGCAAATATACCCATTAAAACCGCAAAGCTATAATCATCGCCGTTGGGTGCTGTGTATAAAGTCTGCTGTGTCGTTGCTGAAAAAGAATGTCTTACAGCAACTGCTCTTTGTATATATTGGCGTTGTGAAGATAAATCTATACTCATCTTCTACCTCTAGGCCTTGCATCCACTCTTATATTGCCTACTTGAAAATCTTGCGTGGTTGATCCATCAACCCGCATTTGTACTTCTCTTGCCGAGAACCTTGCGTCGGTATAACCATCGCTTTCAAAAGTAAATGAACCAAAGTCTGTGGTTGTGCCTAATGGTGTGAATTTACCTTTGAAACTGATCGTGACACCGGGAAGTGTTGCAGCTTCCTCGTCCGGTATGATTTGATTAACTTGCATGACGCGATCGCCATTGCCTATTTCGATCGGGCCAGACTGACAGAATGGTACGCTGCTGCCTAAGTTTGGTGAGTTGCTTAATACTTGTGACTCGTGTTCGTACACAAAACCAGAAGAATCGCCGGCTATGGGATAATCAAACACACCCTGGTCAATCCAGCACCCTCTGTCTAGCTCACCAATCGACCACACATTTGCACCATAATTCCAAATAACGTACTTGTTTGGTGTATATTGTCCGTCACCGCTTGGAAAACCCCACCATATTTCATTGAAGTTGGAATTATGTCCACCCCAAGATGCTGCTCTGCCGGGTACGTTTAGGTTATCGAAAACGTAATCATGCACCTCACAAGGTATTTCTCTGACTTGTCCATCGTAAACAAAAAATGCGTTTTCACCCATCCATGCAATGAAGTTACCGGTTTCTACAATGACTCTGCGACCAACCGCTTTACAATTACTCCCGGCATCGGATATGCCATAGACAAACGGGCTTCCAGAATAGAACATTCTGCCAATCCCTGTATCAGTGAATATGATTACATCTGTTCCAAATTTTGTTGCATACAAAGCACGTCCGCCTGTGGGTATTTGTAGATCGCCCGCAGTATTGGTTGCTATGGATGTCCAATTTGTGCGATCTTCTCTGTCAGACCATGCGATTTTACGCGGATCACTTGCAGATCCAATGGCGACAAGATGACGCTCGTTTGTTACCAAGATGGCTTGGTTTCCAGTTGGCGCATTGGTGATTGCTGTGGCGATTGTATCAGCCGTACCGCCTGAGTTTGGATCCCACTTATATGCCTTGCCGTCTCCGCTAAAACAAAAGACCAATTCCTCACCCCAGTTATCAAAAGAAAAATGACCGGTATCAAGCGGCAACCCAGATTCACTTCTGGCATCGCCATAATCTTCTTGGCCGTATTGATATGCTCCATAACCAAGCGGATCATTGCTTGCATCGTTTACGAATCCAACCGGCGTTATGTCAGTCCATGTGTTGTCATATAAAACATAAACCTTTTGACGAGTACCAACCGCAAGCACGGGTGCGCCCGCATTGTCAGAATACGCATACATGGCGATGGGTTCGCCTGTTAGTGCTGTGGTTTTGAGCTTGTTCCAGCCCCCGATCGGTTTTAAATATCCATTTTCAAAGCGGACAAGGTTGCCATCAACCCAACGGCCTTTGTTTGCATAGTCCGTACCATTCTTGACTATGCCGGCGGGCGGTGTGATCGGCAAAAGGGCCATGATTAGTTCGCTGCAATATAAGCATTACCAGTTGCAATCGCATCTGTATAGCTTGACTTGTCTGAGCTATCACCAACAACGTCAGGTGTATCATCGTCTTCGTCAACAGGCTCATAGGCTAAAATGATTTCGATGTGGTCTACGTTACGTTGTACCA